GCCGAGTTCGAGCAGCGTGTCGGCAGCGTCGCGCACCGTCTTCGCGCGGTTGGAACTGGTGAGCCCGAGGAAAGAGAGTAAACCGGTTTGGCTGGGGATTGAGAGCGCCGCAGCGCTGCCCGACGTATTGGCTGCGTTGTTCGGGATGTCGGCACTGACGAGCGCCCGGAAAACCGGCTTCAGCGCCGATCCGCTGACTGGTCCCGCGAACACTTTATTGGCGGCTTGCGTCGCGTGGGTGAGGGCTATGTTGCCGGTGGCGTCCGCGCACAGCGGCCCCGATGCAAAGAGATTCGAGTAGGTGTCGCCAGTGGCGCAAACGGCCAGGTTCCCGTTCACCTCCGGCAGCATCAGCAAATAATCCGCGCTATACGCGTACGGGGATTCCAGAGTGATGCCGTGGTCCCAGGCGTAATCCTTGAAGCGCGCGCTGCCGACGCCAACCGTCTGGGACGGTCCCACCTTCAGCAGCTCGGGCACCAGGTCGCACTCTCCCGGCGGCGAGGTCAAAGCGCAATCAGGCCCAGGAGGGCCTTGCGGGCCGGGCGGGCCGGCTGTGGTCAGAGTGCCTGGAGTTCCAGATGGAACGTATTTCCCGTAATCGCACGTCGTCGTGTTCGATCCGGGGTCAAAGCTGCACCATGCCGAAGCGCTCCACGCCGGCTGAATGCACGGATCGGCTACCCAGGTCTGGCCCGTGACGTTGTCGTGGATCGTGTCCTGGTAGCAGAAGTTGGCGGGGTTTGCCTGCGTCACGTCCGCGAGCTGCAGCGCGCCGTACGCTGCGGCGATATTGCCGGCCACCACATTGAACTTAACCGGCCGGGGAATGACGCGGCCGGCCGCGGTGACGTTGGGATAAACCGGCGTCCCGTGCGCATCGGCATACGGCGTGAAGGTGATGCTTCCGCTCTGGAGCACGTTGCCCGCGGCGTCCGCGATCGGTAGCGAGTTGGTAAGCTGCGCGTACGGCGGATACGTCTGCGCCGCGCAGGGCACCACCGTGATCGCGAGGAGCGCGAAGACACGGAACGCGCAATGCTTCAGTATCTGTGGTTTCATAAAGCTCCCTGCTGCGCCTGGGCGATGGCCGCCCATGTTGTGCTGGATGGGCTGGACGGCAGCACGAATTGCGCGAACTCGGCGAATGGGGCGAGCAGCTCGCCTTCCGTGGTGTAGAAAAACGCGCCGTAGGTAGCGGCTGGATTGTCCTGGGAATCTGTTGTCGACTCCAGCGCCAGTGAAGCGATGGTGAGGTTGGTTCCGGAGAGTGTGCACGCCGCCGGCACAAAGAAATTGCTGCTCTCGGTCTGGTCAGCGCTGGGTTTGCCGCAGTTCACTACCGTGCCATCGGCCGCGATGAACGATTGCAACGCATAAACCCTGAGCTGCACGTCGCTGTTGATCTGCCAATTGGGGATAGTGACCGAGGCGATGGTGATCGAGGCCATGCGCCCATTCTTCGCGCGCGCGAGTCTTTAAGAGTGAGCCTCAAGCAAGGCGAGAGAATGATGCGAAACGGGCCGATGTTCGCTGCGCGTTTCGCGCTCGCGCACGCGTTCGAGGTAGGCCGCAAAAGAGCTGCGGGAGAATCGCCAGCCCATGCCCAGCTTGTACGCCTCGAACCGCCCTTCCTCCACCATCTTGTAGATCGGTGTCGGCGTTGAGTAGCCGAGCACGTCCTGCACTTCCTTGATGCCGATGGTGTCGCTGAGCGGGAACGGCAGCAGATCCTCGTCGCGGTGGCGGAAGTGCGGCGAATCGAGCGCCGGCCGCCGATCGCGGATGGCGTGCTCTGTGCGCAGCCGGTCGCAGAATTCCACAATCGAGGAGTACTTCACCCGCTTGCGCGAGCCCTTCCGGTAGTCCACGATGGCGATCTTCTCTTCCAGGAAGAGGTTGCGCACGGCCGAGTGCGATATCCCGAGGATCTTCATCGCGCGCTTCATGTCGACGTATTCGCGCTCGGGGAAAGGGAGCAGAAGCTGGTCGACGTTAGCCATTGCGTGCCTCCTCGCCGGCGGCCGTTGGCGGGGCTTTCGGCTGCCACTTGCCCTGGCGCGAGGCCATGCCTTTGAGCGCCCAGTAAACGCGGTTGGCTTGCTTCAGCGTGCGGATCTGCGGGTTCTCGCGATTCGACAGCGGCGAACGCGGCGAGCGCAGCCAGGCATCGAGCTGTGCCTGACTCCAGCCCAGCAGATCGCGCACGTAAATCACGCGGTCCAGGTCCTCAGCGGTGGCCAGCGTGATCTCGTTGGAACTGTTGCCGCGCCGGCCTTCCGTGCCGGCCTTGTGCGCGGCGTCGCGGTCCAGCCGGCGGCGCGGCGGCCGCGTGGCGGCGATGCCGAGCTGCCCCTGCGCGGTGTCGATGAGGTGCTGCGCCTCGCTCAGCGTCAGATCCTTGAAGCTGGCGATGGGCCGCTGCACCAGCATCTGCGCCCAGCCGATCCGCGCCTCACGCGTGGCCGGCTGCTGCGTGTGCGCGCAGAGCTGGCCGTAAAGCACCTGCAGGCGCTTCATCTGGCCGTCGCTGATGGAGTGACTCGTCACGATTGCTTTCTCTTCGGCCTTCCCGGCGCGCGCCGCGCATCCTCGCCGCAGTGCTGACAGATCAGCGGCTTGGGAGGTCTGCGGCGCGCCCGCCAATCCTTCACCTTGCAAATCGGCGAGCAGAAGCGCCGCGTGCCTTCCACCGGGTTGTGGCACTCCGGCCACTGGCACTGCCGGTGATATTCCTCGGTGGTCACTTGCGCTCTCCAACGCCCTGCTGCTTGCCATTCCCTAATTGCTTCAAGTTTGGCGACGCGTAACACGAGTCGCCATCCGCGTCCGTCACCTTGAGAAAAGCCACTTCAACCTTCGCCGTCTCGATGACCTGAGAGGCTACTTTAGCGATCGCCAGCGCGCGGTCGATCTCCATCGGCTTGTCGTCGTCTTTCAGCGCTTCGATGGTCTCAAAGAGATGGTTGCGCAGATCGTCCATCGTGTTCTTCATGCAGCCTTCCTCCGTTTGGTCGCCATGGCGCGTATCACGCCTTTCAGGTAAATGACCTCCTTCAGATCCGGAGGCAGGTTGTGAATTGTGTTGCGCCGCATCATCTCGGCATCGGTGATCAGTTCCAGGTTCTCGATTGCGCAGTTGCTGCGGTCGCCGTTCTTGAAAACAACCTTGTGTCCAGCGGGGATCGGGCCGCGATGCTCTTGCCAAGTGCGGTGATGCAGGAGCGGCCAGATGTCCTTGTGCCATCCTGCCGGCAGCCCGTTGATGCGCTCACGGATTTTCACGCGCAGGAAGCCTTCCGGATCAGCAACCACGGAACCGACTGGGTGCCACAGCTTCTCTGCAAAGCCGCTGCGGTTGCCTTTCTTGAACTGCGTTTCGCTCATTCGGCCGACGCTGTAGCCGGGGCGCCGCTGCCCCTTGTTCGCGGGAACGTGGCCTTTCGGAAAGCGATTCCCTTTTCCTGATTGCGCGAGCCCAGCTCCGCACGCGGCCGCGCACACCTCCATATATGCGTCGCTCTTCTTGAGTCCCATCTTCCCGGCCTGCTGGTATACCTTTCCACGCGAGCGGCCCAGCAGCTTCGCGATTTCGTCAGTGCTCGTCTCTGCGTACATGCGCTTCAGCGTGGTCCGTTCTTGTTCACTCCAGCGCTCGCGTTCAAATTTCCGCGGCCGCAGATCGAGCTCCCGCTGCATCTTGCGCGCGGTGCTTTCCTCGCAGCCGAGGCGCGCAGCGATCGCCGCCGGCTCCTCGCCTTCCAGCGTGAGCCAGGTCAGCCGCTCGATGCCGCGCTTCGTCCACTGAAACATCACGCGTTCCTCCTCGCGATCGCGCGCTGCTGGTGCGGCGTCAGAAGTGACGCGGCCGGCTTGACGCCGCTGGCGATCATCCGATCGACGATTGCCTGCAACCGCGGCTTGTTAATGCTGCTCAGCGTGTCACCCTGTTCGTAATAACTGACGTAGGGATGCTCTTCGCAGAGCGCGGTGTTGATCTCATAAGCCGCGCAGCCGGAAAGCCGGCGGCCCTTGATCGCGTCCTGAAAATGCTTCAGCTTTATGCTTTCGTCGCTGCTCATCGCGCCTCCAGCCGGCTTTTCGGGCCGCGCTTTTTCAGGAAGAACTCGGCGCGCTCGCCGTCGTCGACAAAGTGGCAAAGGCAATGGCAGTTTTTCGCCGCGCACGAGCTGTGGCTGTCGCTGGCGCAATAGCTCGATCGCCACTCCGGATCGGCCGTTGCGCGCAGGCACCGTTTCGTCGGAGTTGAATACGCGCCCACGGAGTCGCGCAGATGCTGCACCTGGCGGTCGAAGTAGATGGAGAACTGCGTCATGCCGTCCTCCGCTCCGCGCCGGCGGCGCCGACGCTGGCCACCGGCTTGCGCGGTGGCAGGCCGTTGCGCAGCAGCTCGCGATTGACCAGCATCTCGCGGATATCCGCGCGCCGGATGCCGTGGCACCGGAGACCTTCCCAGATGTACTGCGCGCCGATGCCGATCTCGGCCGCGGCGTCCTTGACGCAACCATCGTGGCGCAGGACGCACGCGAGGAAGTAACGGAAACGGAAATTGCGAATGGCTTGCCGGTACCGGGTCATGCCAGCTTCCTTTCCTCGGCCGAGGGCGCGGCCACCACAGCCGGCAGCTTGCGCACGCTGCCCTTGCGCGGGCCGCGCTTCCGCGCCGACATAATCTTGATCCGCTCCAGCAGCTCCTGCGGCTGGCACTTTTTCTTCGACAGCAGCGCGTCGGCCGCGTGGAGCTGATCCGCCATCTTCACCGGGTCGCCGAGCAGAATCATGGGTACGTGGTGGGCGATCTGTTTCAGTTGGCGCACCAGCTTGTTGCCGCCGGCCGGCAGCGCCCAGTCAACCAGCGCCAGTTCCACCAGGTGCTCCGAATAGAACGCGATGGCTTCCTGCGCGGTGCGCGCCGCCAGCACGCGGAAACCGTTGGTGGAAAGCATGAATGAGAGCACCGACAGGTCGTTCTCGTTCGCGTCGACGCAAAGGATAATTTTCTTGGGTCTCATAGCGTCCCTTTCTGTTGTTGCAACTTCTTTGCCTTCATCTCGCGTTTGCGGCGCCGGGCCGCGGCCTTCGCCGATCGCTGCCGCCGCACGAATGTCTTTGCTGCGCCGTGTGGATCCGCGAGGAAGCGTTCGCAACGACGGGTGCTGCTGATAACCCGTCCGGTCTTTCGCGCCGCGCGCACATCTTCAAGAGTGAGAACGTCGCGAATACCGAGATAGCTCAGCGTGCGGCAGAGACTGCCCACCAGAAGCATCAGCGCATCGCGGCTTAATTTCTCCATCTCCACCTGGACAAGTTCGCGCGGACCTTCGACAAAATTGGGCAGAATCATGCGGTGGCCGCCTTTTCCTGTTTCGCGCCTTCGCTCTTTAGTTTGAGTAGCCGGTCGTACTTCTCCTGCAACGCCTGGCGCACGTCCGCGGGCTTGCCTTCTTCCGTGGCCACATTCATCTGCGCGGCAGTCACGGCGAGCAGGTAATTGACCCGGCTACCGTAGACGCGGCCGGCGCGGGCCGTGGCGTATACCTCCGCGCGCACCGTGCAGCTCACCATGTCCCAGTGGCGCAGGCACATCAGGTGAAACCGCGGGATCCTCGCCGTGCAGCCGATCGCGGCGCACTGTGTGCTGAGATCGGGCTTAAAGTTGGACTGCATCACCTCACCTCCTCGGGCCGCGGACCGTAGAGCATTGGGCGATAAAGCCACCCGTGATAGCGATTCGTTTCGGGAAGTTCCTTGTGCCGCGCGGTCATCCTTGTTGCGAGACGGACGGCGGATATCGCGCGTTTTTTGGCCCCAATCTGCAAATTGGGCTCCCAGGTGACGCCGCCATCGCGTGAAAGTTCGATGATCCAGACCTCATGCTTCTGCACCCTGTGCCTCCTTTCTGCGGCGCTCGATCAGCTCGTCCAGGAGCTGCGCCGTCTTGCTGGCGCGGAGCCGCTCGCTTACGGTGTTTTCGGGGTCGCGGTTGACCTGGACGAAGTGCTCGCGCAGCACCAGGACTTCTCCGATGCCGATGGGCGCCGCGTCGGCCGGCGTCTCCGCGCTGGGAGTCTCAAATAAAGTGGATCGATCCCTCATGCCTTCTTCTTTCCCCGGAGAATGTCCAGCTTGAAAGTTGCGGTGCGGATGGCGCGCTTGAGAAACCGCTCGCGCCGAATCGACTGGGAGAACGCCGTCCCGAAAACCCCTGGGCTGTTCAGTCTCAGCCGGCGCAGCTCGCGTTTGAGATCGAGCCGCTGCAGGCGGAGCCACTTTATGGTTTCCGCGAGATCGTAAAGCTGCAGTCCGTTGCTCATGCGCTCATCCCCGCGCGGAGGGCGTCAATGATGTCCAGGGCCGCGCGTTCCCCGATGAAAACCTTCATCACGTCGATCTCGGTGCGCACCTGGTCGCGGATGTTGGCGATCATGATGTTGAGATCCTGCTCCGTGATGGCGATGAAGTAGCCGCCGCGCAGGCCCAGCTTGGATGCGGCGATGGGCACGCGGAAGGACAGCCGCAGCGACTGCGCCGCGTCCTTCACCGCGCGCTCGCCCAGGCCCGTTTGCCGGCTGATTTCGCGGATGGTGACGGTGTTGGCGTGGCCGCGGCGAAAGCGCACAGCGGAGAGAACGGCATTTTCCTTCGGCTTCAGCGTCTCACCAAACTTGCCGCCGGGCTTGCCCATCAGCAGGGCGAGGATCTCCGCGTCAATGCGCTGGACGCGCTCGGCTTCCGTTTCAGGAAAGAGTCCGGGTTGGACGGCGGCGGCGGTCAATGGATCAGCCCTCCCTGCGGCGGTGCATACAATTCACCGCCGCATTTCATCGCGGCCAGGGCGGCGACGGTGTTTTCCCGCCATTTGCGCACGGCCTGCACGCCGCCTTCCGCATTGCCGGTGCGCAGACAAGCCCTCGCGACGTTGAGGCACGCGGCTGCCTGGAGATGCTTGCTGCAGGCCTCGCCCATCAATTCGTCCAGCGCGCCGGGCCGTCCGTCGATCTGGGCCGCGGCGAAGTGCTCCGTGGCTTGTTCAATCAATTCCTGGATGCGCTCGTCTGTCATTGCACGGCCTCCGTTGTTACCAGCGAGTCTTCGAGCAGCTCGCCGCATTCCTTGCACCAGGTGCGGTGGACGTGATGCTTGCGGCCGAAGGAATCGATTGGCAGCGGCACCTGGCGCGTGGCCATCTCTTCGCCGGGCGCGATGGGATCGGAGCACTCATCGCAGATCTCGGCGACGGCGGCGCGCACCCACTTCATGAGCAGGGCACCGTCGCCGTCGCGCACCTCGCGGATGGTCGCGCCTTGCATCAGTTCGCCTCCTGCTGCTCAGCGCGGCATCGTGGGCAGAGATCGACGCGCGCGCCCTGCGGAGTGACGCGGCTACTCCAGCCGGCCCGTTGGCGGGCTTCCTGGCGCAGATCGCGCCCCGTGAAAATTGCGCCGTCCATCGGGCCGTCCGCGGGGAAGAACTGTCCGCACGTTTCGTGATTGGCGCAGTAGAGCTGGATCCGCGTGACGATCATCGACGGCCTCCGTTGCTGCGGGCTGCGGCCGTGCGCCGCTTCAATTCGTGATCCAGGAGCTTGATGCCTTCGCCGAGCGCGCCGATGTCCTTGATGGCGCGGTCCAGGTCCTCCTGGGGCAGCGCCACCGCGCGTTCGTCCTGGGATGCGTAGGCGGCTAACTTCTGCATGGTGGCGCCGATGTCGTCGAGCAGCGACTGCGAGGCTTGCCAGAAGGTCCAGGCCAGGTCAGGCGCTTCGGCTCGCGGCTGCGGGATGGTGGCCCCCGCGGTCACTGCTGCACCGCCTCGCCCGCGCCGTCCGCCTGATTCCGGTAGCCGTAGCCGGAAGCGCCGACATGGGTACCGTCGCCGGTCACTATTTCCGCGGCGTCCATCTCATGCTGTGTCAGCTCACCTTCGTCCGCCTGGGAGACGGGGCAGAGCCCATCGGCCGCGGAAGGAACGTACGCGGGATCCCGGTGCGAACTCGCGTGGCGCCTGAGCCGTTCTTCGAACTCGGCCGTGCAATTCGCCGTGCCAAGGATCGGGATCGCCGGCTCAGCGGCGTGGACATAAGTTGTGGACCGCTTCAGGGAAAAGCGCAGGAACGCGTCGGACTTCTGCTCAACGTCGAGGTCCTCCCACCATTCGTCCAGTTCGTCTTCATCGAGACAGCAGACGGCTGTGGGCGCGTCGAAGGGTAGTCGTTCGGCAACGGGCTCCAACCCGGCCAGTAGCCGCAATTCGGGATCATCCCCAACAACGCGCATTCCTTCCTGTGAACGCTCAAATAGGTCGAATTCGCCGTTTCTATGGGTCTGTTTGCAGAGGCCCATCGTTGCGAGCGTGCTTAGCTCGAAAACGACCAAGGTCAGCGAAGAGCATGGCTGTATGCTTGCGAAAATCTCGGCGGCAGTGGCCGCTGCGGCCCTGCGATAGAGATCGAGGAGCAAAGATTGGCGCAGTGAATGGAAATCTGTCATAGGTTCCTCCGGTGACGTTGGTTGAGGCCGGCGCGGGCTGAGCGGGCGCGCGCCGGCGGGGTTTACTTCTTCGCGCGGGGGGTCCTGGCGGCTTTGGCGGCGGCTTTCTCTTCCTTCTTCCGCAGCACGGTGGCCAGGGTGACGCTCAGCGACGGCGCCTTGGAGTCCACCTTGAAGCAGCGGGAGAAGATGCCCAGCAGGTGCGTCTGCGCGTCCTGCTTCATGCCGCCGATGGCGAAGGCGAGGATCTCCGCCGCGCCCTTGAGCAGCGTGTGGCTGGTTTTGGTTTGGAAGAGCTGGCCGAATATCCGCGGCTTCTTGGCCCGCGAAAGCTCGGCCTGCAGCTCCTTCACTGTGGCCTCGTCGATGTCGATGGTTGATCCCACGGTGGAGTCGGCGATGTAGATGACGCCTTCCAGGCGCGTGGTCTTCTCCGCGTGGGGCGCGAGATAGCCCTGCGCCTGCACCGCGGCGAGCAGCTCGCCCTTGGCTGCGCTGCGAACCTGGTTGGCCTGCTCCACCGCGATGCACGCGTTGTCGTAGGCAATGCAGAGATTGTCGATCTCCTCGGGCGTGTAAGTCTTCTTGTCGGTCATCGGACATACCTTTCGCTGGGTGGTGCGGTGAATGTTTCAAGCCATTGCGAGAGCCGCTTGTGCATGCAGGTATCGCCGCAGATGTGCTCGACGGTTACGCCGGGTACCGGATCGTGGGCGATGGGATCGTTGATGGGCAGGAAGGCGATGCCGCAGACGCCAACGGCGGAGACGCGAGCGACGAACCAGTGATTGTTCTGGCGCTTCGCGATCCCGCACACGTTGCACGTAATCTGCTGGTCGATTGCCATCACTTGCCGCCCTTCAGGCAACCAGGGCAGACATCGCGCCAGCCCTTCTCCGTTTTGTAGGAGAGCCAGCCGAGCCGCTTCTTCAAGTCGGCGCGCAGTTCGCGCTCAGTCATCTCGCTGGTGTCCACCGAATCACAGCCTTCCGCGCAGTTATCGCAGCGGATCAGCATGTATTTTTCCGTCGCCATCACTTACCGCCTTCGGTGGAGGCCACGCGCATTTGCGGCTGGGGCTGCGAGAGGATCTGGCGGACGCGGCCGGAGTGGAACGCCACGAATACCGTGGCGGCCACCCAGAGCAGCATGAGCGCGATGCAAAAGATGAGGGTGTAATTGGCGCAGCGGCCAACGTGCCGGGCCAGCATCAGCAAACGCCGCTGCCGCACCCAGCTTTCGTAGCGCACGGCCGGCGTTCCGGGTGCGAATGTGTAACGCGAAGTTGCATTCATGCGACAGCCTCCGTTGTCTCAGGAACCGGTTGCGGGGTTGCGGTCTGCGCCTCGGCGCGGACCTGATTGAGGGCGTTGGTGAGGGTGCGGACATTGATGTAGGCGCGGCCGTTCTCAAACGCATCGCGCGTGGTGGCGGCGGCGATGAGCTTCTCTATGACCGCCTCAGCCTGGCGCGCGGGGCGGCCGGCGAGCAGCTCGCCGATCTCGCGCTCGACGATGGCGCGGGCCTCGGCGCGATCGAGCCCCGGCAGCCGGACCTTGTCGATAATCCGGCTATTCCACTGCTCCAACGTGGCCGAGAACTCGTCAAACTTCTTTTTGAGATCGTGCGAGCCGGCCAGGAGCAGCGAGAAGTGAGGCGGCTGATCGAGCAGCTCGCGCAGAGTCTCAAAACACTCGATGGAGAGGTGCTGCGCCTCATCCACGGCGAGCAGCACACGGTTGGCGCGGTAGTCGAAGCGGATGCTCTGGAGCATGGGATCGATGTCGTTGCCGGCGCGGCAGCCCAGGGCGATGGAGACGCGGCGCACCAGGTCGCGGGGACGGATGCCCTGGCGCGCGTAAACGTAGAAGGCGCGGGCTCCGCCCTCGTCGGCGAGCTGCTCGCGGTTGAGGCGCTGCACCTCATGCTCAAGGACAAAGGTTTTCTGCGATCCGGGCGGCGCGTAAAGCATGTACGCCACCGGCCGCGGCAGCAGCTTGCGGAAGGTCTCGCGGATGAGGCGGACGTTGGCGGTCTCGTACAGCTCGCCCAGGATGAAAGCAGGCGCGCCGATGGGATGCGCGTCCATGAATTCCGCGGCGGCGCGCTGGATGTTGCGCCCGGTGCCGCCGACCTTCTCGTACGTTCCCGCGAGAAAAAAACCAAGCGCCGACTTCGAATAGTTGATGCGCCGCGCAAAGTCCGGCACGGACAAGCCCGTCCGGGAAAGGTAGTCGCGGATCCGGTCAGCGACCGCCGTGTTGACGCCGGCTTCCGCTGCCAGAGCTGCGCGGTTGCCTTGGGTGTCGATCTTCACTTCAGGTCCTCCAGGATGTCGGCTGCGATCTGGGTGGCCGTGCGCGGGGCCACGGCGTTGTGGTTGGGGCGCAGGCGGGGTTTGCGCTGGGTGATGACGGGCGAAGTGTTGGAGGGAAGCTGAAGGCGCGAGAAGAGCATCTCCTCGCCATTGCGGGCGCCGGCCGCGCGGGCTTCACCGGCGATGGCTGCGATGGTGAGCCGCGTGGCTTTTTCAAGGCCGCGGCGCAGCTCCATGCTCTGGCCGATCTCGGCCTGGACATCGGCGTCGTTGGGAGCAAATCGGGTGAATGCCTGCGCCACCAGCCAGGCCAGCGGGCGGCCGTCCAGGTCGCAGGCCACGGCGTGCTCGGGATCGTGCGCGTCGTAGGCGACGAGGATCTCCGACTCGTTGAGGTGGTGCATGGAGGCCCACGCCTGGCGGTCTTCAGGCTGCGGCGTGTAGCGGCGCTTGTTGAGGCGGACGCCGCAGGAGTCGACCTTGCAGCGCTTGTACTCAGCCATCAGCAGCGCCAGCGCGGTGAAGTCCGGGGCGGGCTTCTGGTTGGGATTGGGGTTGTCGGCGAAGACTTGATTGGGGCTGGCGCCGTCCATGCCTTCGCCGGTATGAGGATGATTGTTGTAGTCCGAGATCCACTGCAGGCAGCCGAGGATGAAGGTGCTGGCCGGCATGTGGCCGGACTCCGCGACGCGGCCGCGCTTCATGAGCCAGCGGTGGCGGCTCATGGCTTCCTCAGTGGCCTCAGGGCGCGTGAACGGCGTGCCGCTGGTGTAATTCGCGCCCAGCGAGTCATAGCCGGTGTGCTCTGTGCGGAAGAAGCGCTCAATGCCTTTCGATTGCGGGTGGCGCGGGATGCAGTGAGTGACGCCGGCGCCGATGCGGGCGATGAAGCCGGTCTCCTCGATGGGGGCTATCTGCTCCCATCCCATCCGCGAGAAAGTGAAGCCGCTGGCCGCGCCCTTGGCCACTTTCTTATAGTCCTTGCCGTTGTCGACATAAAAAAGATCGGGAGGACCGAAGTCGATGACCGCGCGCAGGATGGTGGCATTGATGGCGCTCGATCCGCCGAACCATGCCCAGCTTGCGCCCACGATCTTGCGGCTGCGGTAATCCATGAACGCGGAGAGCACCACGCGCACCGGCGCGCCCAGCGGCTGATCGGTAAACACATCGTTGGCGACTTCGCGATCGTGGATCATCAAATCCCCAACCCAAATTTGGTTGGCGTAGACATCGGTGTAGCCGCGGATGAGGTACGGCGCCATGCGCTCCCGGTACGCGCGCTTGCCTTCACGGGCCAGGGCGGAGATGGCGGGAGAGACGGCCTGGGGGAGGAACGCGCGGACGGTTTCGTAGCTCGGCAGATCGTTGGGATCGAGGCCGAGAGTTTCAGCCTGCGCGCGGATCTGCTGCCAGATGACGGAAACGCTTTGCCGGCTGCCGCGCAGCTTTACGCTGTCACCGCGTGTGTCCACATCGCCCAGCCAGAGATACGCGGCCAGCAGCGCCGCTTTGCGATTGCGCGCGAACCATCTGCTCTGGCCCTTGTCGCGGCGGATGCGATCGGCGAGGGCCGGAAAGCCGCCCTGGCGATAGCGGGCCAGCCAGCGCTGAAGAGTGCGCGCGGTGAGGCCGTCATTGCGCTGCTCCAGTATCCATTCCGTGAGGCGCGCCTGGCTGTCGAGCGGGCGGCCGTCCGGCAGGCGCAGATGCAGGAAGGCGCGCGGATCGGCGGCGAAGTCAATCAAGGGTTGGATAGTGGCGTTGCGCTCGGCGGCCTGCTGCTGCGCCTCGGGATCTTTCAAAAGGACGGGATAAGAGGACACTGCGGAGATTCCTGAGAAGAGCGGGCCGAGCGGCGCCATCGGGAGGATTGTTGCCGGCTGCGATGGCGCCGCTGTTCTGGGGAGGGAGCTTAGAAGGTATTCGCGCTGCGTGCGGCCGGAGGTGCGCGGCGCTTCGCGAGAGATCACTTCACCCGAGGCCGCTTTGGCTCTCAGCCAGCGCTCGGTCCAGCCGGTGCGGCGGATTGTTTCCTCCGCCGAGATCCAGTCCGGCGCGACCAGGGCGAGCTGCGAGAGCGCGGTCATTGGCCGCCTCCGCGCGTTGCAATCTCGGCGTCGACGCGCGCCATCTCGGCGCGAATGGCAGCGAGTATCCTCTCGGAGCGATGATGCCCGGCGGCAGCCGAATACACCGTTACGCGCTGTACCTTGAAACGGGAAGCTACGCGACCGTAAACGCCAAAGTACTTACGCCCGCGCGAGAATAGGTTCCGTTCCTCTTTTGAAAAGGGGCGCGCCGAAGGATCCGGGAACGCGGCCGGTGCTGAGTCTGCTTCTTTCATTTCCTCGCGAAGTGCAGCCAAGATGGATCGGCTGCAGGTTTCCCCGCGCACGACGCAACTGACCGCGTCCGGGCTCACGTTTAAGCGCGCCCGCACTTTCGACTGAACGCCGTAATAGCGTCCTCCCAGTCCGAACTGCCGCCGTTCTTTTTGAGTGAAAGGCGGGTCATACGCGGAGGATTTCGTGTAAACAAGATCCAGCGCCCGTTCGCCTTCCAATCGGACGATGGTAGTCAAAATGGCATTGGCAATGTGGCGCGAGCGGGCTTTCCCCCGGAAAACATTTCTGAGCACCCCTGGGGAAACGCCGATCTCCCTCGCGATCTGTGCGAGAGTTCCACAGTGGGGACCGCCTGCACGGAACTTGCGCATCAGGTCTAACGGGAGGACCAGGAAGCCGCCGCTGAGTCCATCGATCTTCGAGGAATCGCCAACAAGAAGATCGGCTTTTCCGCTCACGATCACCGCGATCATCGCGGTGAGGAGATTGCCGAGCTGCTCCATGCGAGAAGGCTGATGTCCTTTCATGCCGCCTTCTCCATGCGCCGCGGCCTCTTGAGCCGGGATATAATCCGTTCCGCTTCATCCAGAAGGCGGCAGGAGATGCGGGCGGAAACGTGTAGTCCGAGCGCAACTTTGCGCACATGGCTCGGCGAAACCCCCGCGTCGCGGGCCACGCGACTGAATATCCCGTAAGGAGCGTTTTCGAAGAGCGGATGGATGGGCCGCTTTTTACGCAACGACTTTGGGGAAAGTCTGTTAATTTGGTACTTCAAATCTTGTCCCTCTGAGGTTGGAAGAGAGAATATCGGTGACCGACAAATCTGTCAACAGAAAAATCGGTGACCGATCTTTGCCCGAAGATGTCAAGGCAGAGATCAAGCAACTCCGCTACCGTCTGGACCTGAACCAGCGCGAGTTCGGGGAACTCGTTGGCGTGCCTCCGAACGTGGTGTCGGAATGGGAGAAGGGGCGTTACGCACCCTCGGCCACCGCGCTTATCGCGATCGGGCACATCGACGCTGAGAAAAGCGGCTGCTGGTACCAGAGGGCCGGTGCGAAATACGCGGAAAGGCTTAAGAAGGTTTGTCCCAGCAATGCAGGCTCTCCCGCAGAACAGGGCATCGATAAGGACCTTTTGACCTATGTCATAGAAGCGTTGCACGCTGAACTGTCGATAAGGGGACGCGAAGTCTCGTCCGGCACGTTCGCCGAGATAGCAGTGTTGTTCTACGACCTTTGTCACGAAGCGGGGCAGCGGGACTCGTCGCTTGCGGGGAGGCTCCTGAAAATCGCATGAGCAGTTCAAACTGAGGGTTAATTCTGGGGGAAGACGTGACGGACGATGGCAAACGACTGAGAGTCGTCGAACAGATCAAGGACGTTCTGGACAGCGCGAGGCCGGAAGATATTGCACCCGACGCCGGCGTCTCAATAAATGTGACGGGGAAAGGCGGCAACCGAATTGCCGGGCGGGATTTTTACGACCAAAGCGTCAGGGTCGAAAAGGTGACGCCGCCCGTCGTGATAGTGAAGACGGGCGAAGGCGTGCTTAATGCGGAAGAGAAGGCGGAGGTGCAGCGACTGGTGAATGAGGTCGTTGATGGCTCAGGCGCGAGGAGGAAGCGAAGGACCCACGCTTCTGTCTACGCTCAGCTAAAGAGATTCATGCATGTGAACTCTTATGCTGAGATTCTCCGATCAGATTTCTCAAAGGCGGTTGCCTATCTGCGAAGAATGGGCGCGATAGACAATTCCCTTCCCTCCGCTCATAAGAGGAACCCTCATTGGCGGCAAAAACGGATCGCGGCCATCCATGCCCGCTGCAAAGAGCGGGGGTGGGAGGAGTGGAGAGTAACGCGCATGAAGGAAAAGTTCGGCCGCGGGTCGATGACCCAGATGCCGGATTCGGAAATCGAGGCGCTTTATCGGGCCGTGATGTCCAAAAAGTGAGAAAGTGGGCGAGTATGGCAGGCTTCTCATTCGATATTAGATGCGACTATGTTCGAGGGCCGCTCGCTGCTCGGATGACGCGCAATATCCTCGAATGGAACTCGATTGAGGACGTCGATGCCGTAGACGCGATCGTGGGTGGCGTGCTGGCGTTGGTGAACGCCGGGCAGACGGAAAGCGAATTCCTTAGATGGTGCGACAGTGTCGAATCTCCCTGGCAACTCGGGCGCCTGGATCGCAGTTCGCGGCAAATCATATTTGACAGCATTGCGTTCGAAGCCTCTTCCTTTGAGCGGTTGAATCAGATGCGCGAGCCCGACACGGCGGCCGCGCTGCCGCTGTGGCGTTATTGGATTGGCGCGGAGTACTGCGCGCCCCATGCTTGCTTGGACGGCTTTGTGGCGAGGCACGACGCACCGGTTTGGGAGTCGATCTACCCTCCAAATGGCTGGATGTGTGGATGCTCTGTGACTCCGATGCTGGAGTCAGACCTAAAGTGGGAGAGCAACCCTAAGTTTTCGGTCAGCAACGAGATTATGGAATTGTGCCTGTCCTGGTTGAATGAGTATCCGCAGCGAACCTATGATTTGCTGCGCTGAACAGTCGGCATCCCCTAAAATGCCGCGTTTGGTAACTGCAAACTCCGCCTCATCTCGCATCGTAATTGGCCTTTGAGCCGCTCACGCGCGGCGTCTCGGCAGCGCTCTTAGTCTGACTTCGTCCTCGCCTCCGGGGACGTTGGCGATCACACATTCTTTGAAAGGAGAATGTGTGGAGCGGCCAGAGCGCGCAGCCAGAAAGGGCGGTCCCGAGGCCGCCCGGTTGCGCATAAGCGGGTACCGCGGCGGAGCGGGGAAACCGCCGCGGAAGCCGCCGCGCCCGGAGCCGGGGAAGCGGAGGCTCAAGGTGAACGCGCTGCAGCGAACATTCCTGGACACGATTGCGCCGTGGGCGCAGGCCGCGCAGCGCAAGTGGGCTGTGCCGGCGAGCGTGACGATGGCGCAGGCGATTCTGGAGAGCAGCAACGAGAAGGGCTGGGGGCAGAGCGACCTGGCGCGCGAGTGCAACAACTTTTTCGGGATCAAGGCGGCGCACAGCGCGGCTCCGAACACCTACAAAACTTTTTCAACGCATGAGTACGTGGGCGGCGAGCTGGTGACGGTGCCGGCGGAGTTTGCGCGGTACGACTCGCCGGCGGAGAGCTTTGAGGCGCATGCGCGGCTGCTGGCGCGGGCGCGGCGGTACTGGCCGGCGATGCGTGTGCGGACCTCGCCCGAAGCCTTTGCCGAGGAGCTGCAGCTCTGCGGCTACAGCACCAACCCCAACTATGGGCGGAGCCTGGCGACGCTGATCCGGCTCTACGACCTGACGAAGTACGACGTGCGGCCGGATGGCCCGGCCGCGGTGCAGGAGGCGGCATGAGTCTTTTTCATCGGAAACCAATGGTGGGCCGCAAGCTGACGTGCTCGCAATGCGCGCACAGAACAGTGAAGGGCACGATGCGCGTGCTGCGCTCGGTGGTCTTCGTCTTTTGTCCGGACTGCTGGATCGATAAGCATGAGGCGTGCGAGGCGCAGATGTGTTCCGTGGCCGGGGTACGGCAAAAAGCGGCCGCTTGAGCGCGGCGAGAGGAGAACGGCAATGGCAATCTTCGACAGTTTTGTGAAGCCCGTGCTGGACAGCGTTACCACAATGATCGGGCAGTTCCACATGAGCCCGGAAGAGAAGGCGCAGGCAACGCAGGCGATCAGCGACGCGGCCGAGAAGGCGAAGGCCGCGGCCGACGATTACGAAGTGCAGCTCAACGCCATTGCCGGCCAGAATATCCGCGCCGACGCGCAGAATGGCGACAAGTACACGTCGCGGGCCAGGCCGAGCTTTATGTACGTAATCATCGCGGTGTTCGCGTTCAACTACATCGGCATCCCGCTGGCGGAGATCTTCGGCTCAAAGGTGCAGCCGATTGAGCTGCCGGGGGATCTGCTGACGCTGTTCGGGGTGTGCGTGACGGGCTACGTGTTTGCGCGGACGGCGGAGAAGGTGACGGCACTGCCTGGCGACAGCCAGATCAAGCTGCCGTTCGGGCTGGGATCGATTGGCAACAACGCGCCGGGGGCGCAGAAGTAAGGGAGGACATATGCTGGCGCATGTTCTGACTTTTGTGATCGGCATCATTTGTGGCTTTGCCATTTTTTGCCTGGGCATGGTCTACGGCCGCCGGCGGTGGGCTGACGCGCTGACCAAGGAACAGCAGATCACCACAGCTCTGCGAACCGAGGTGGCCAGGCTGCGCACCGATCGCGACGATGCGAGGGCGACGATTACCCAGATCAAGGGCGCGGCGGCCGAGGCGAAGCTCGACATCAAGAAGGTGTTTCCATTCCTGACGCTGATTTGCGCGCTGGGTCTGGGACTGCTGGACGCGGCCATGACCCTTGCGAGTTGTGGCGGCAATTATGCGTATGCGCAGGCGAACACAATCACGGTGCAAGCGCCGATTTCGCCGGGGATTATCCTGCCCGCGCCGGGCGTGTACTACTCGCCGGGCACCGATCTCGAAGCGCTGGATGCGCAGGTGATTGAAGTGGCGCAGCCGGGCACGAACATTGCCTTTGCGGCGTACACGCTGACCGACGAAAAGGTTGTGGACGCGCTGGCGGATCGCGCGGCGCACGGCGTGACGGTGCGGATCTACCTGGACCGGGGCGAGCTGCAGGCGGAGTGCCGGGCGGACGCGACCTGCGCGCGGATCCCGCTACACAAACTGATTGGGGCGCCGGGCGTCGAGATCCGGGTGAAGCGATCGAAGGTGCTAATGCACTTGAAGGCGTACGAGGTTGAGGTGAACCGGCCGGAGGATTTCGACGCGTTTTACGTCCGCGACGGCTCGGCCAATTTCAGCGAGGCGGGAGAGCGGCGCCAGGACAACAGCCTGGCGCTCGCCACCGACCCCAAAACCGGGGCCGCTTTCGGCCTGAAATTCCGGGCGATGTGGGCTCGGCCGGACAACCTGACGGTGGCCGAGGCGTTGCGGTAGGGCTCAAAAACCCGAAATGCCCGTTGCCGGGCCTTGAAGGGGGGTAGGTGCATTCCGGGGTACTGGGGTACGCACCGGCGTTTCTGTACCGCGGTACGGCATTTTTACGTGCGATCTGGAGGGGGATTTGGCAGTTGGGGAGATGGTTTAGGCAATTTTGGGGTCTGGAGGGTGTTTTGGACGAAGTGATGGCGGTTTTGGGGGAGGGCGGATGGCAGGGTTAGGGTTTGCTGGGGCGGCCAAGCCGATGGAGATCCAGGCGCGGTTCCGGGCGGGGTGGGTCCAGTACGCCGCGGTGACCCTTGGCGGGGCCGGCGGCATCGCCGTGGTCCTGGCCGTTTTCAACCTTCTTCAGAAGCAGCCGGCGGACGGTTTCAAGCTGCTCGTCGCGTGGGGCCCGTACCCGTTCATTATTCTGGTCGGCCTGGCCATCGTGGGCAAGTTTCTCTCCCGGCTGAGCGATTCGCTGCAAACCACGTTCAGCGCGGTGGTGGAGAGCAGCCAGCAAAGCGCCTCAGCGCATACGGAGACGGCGAAGGCTGTGACCACGCTGGCCGACGCCACCACGCGGCTGGCGGAGCAGGGCGGCCACTCGGCGGACGAAGTGCGGCGCCTGGCGATTTTCGCGGCACAGGAATTCCCGTCAGTCTACGAACGGTTTGACAGAACGGACGCGGCGCTGGGGAAGCTGACCGGCGCGGTGACTCAACTGCTAGAGCGAGGGCGCGATGGTAACTGAACTGGAACTTCGGCAGATGAAACGCCGGCGCGGCAACATGCTGAAGCTGATCCGGCAGGGGCATGAGAACCAACTGGACCGGATGAACGACTCGGCGCTGCTGGGGCTGATGCAGGACATCGGCTCGCACATGAGCCCGCACCAGGTGATGACCATGCTGCAGGACCTGCAGGAGCTGGGCTACGTGAAGTTCGACCAGCACTTCGACGCGGAGAAGGAGCGTTACGTCGCGGAGCGCATCATGCTGACTTCGCTGGGGACGGCTGTCGCCATCCGGCGGCACGACAACGACAACGTTCTTTTCAGTTAGGCGGGTCATGAACAAGCGCAAGGCAGTCACGGCCGCGAAACGGCGTCCCAGGACGGGCGAGAAGCGGCGCACCAACCAGCCGCTGAAGATTGACCGGCTGCCGGTGCAGGCCAGGACTGCGATCAAGGACCTGCGCGATGCGGGAAGCACCTGGCAGGAGATCGAGGAGTTGTCGACGCTGCGGCCGGACGAAGGCGGCTTTGTGGATTGGAGCAAGCTGGACGCGAAGACGCGCCGGCTGTTCCCTGGAAATCGCGTGCCTCTGGAAACTCTGCGCCGCTGGTTCGACATCAGGGTGAGCCAGGTGGTGGCGGACCTGGCCGCGCGCTCAGTACAGGCGCGGGAGATTGCCGAGGCCTTCGCCAAGTCCGTTGTTAAGGGTGAAGACGAGGCGGTGCTGAACGCGGCGCGAGATCTGATTTTGGGCTTTGTGGGTGAAGACGCGACGGCGAAGGGGCGGCTGGCCGCGGCGAGCAAACTGATTGCACTGGCCGAAATGCAGCAGGGGCGGCGCGCCAACGACATCAAGGAGCGGAAGGTGGCCACCGACGAGCGCAAGCTGAAGCTGCTGGAAGCGCGCGAGGCGCTGATGCGGCGCAAGCTGGAGGCCGAAGCGGAGAAGGCCACGAAGAAACTGAAGCGCGGCAACCTGAAGCCCGAGGACCTGGCGGACCTGGTGCAGCGCACCTTTGGCATTGCACCGGGGGCCGCGCATGCCTAAAGCTACAAACGTTACAAATGTTACAAAGCTGGCGCCTGCTCTGCCCCTGCGCCGGTACCAGACGCGCTGGGTGCAGGATCACTCGCGCTTCAAAATTGCGGTCAAGTCAGCGCGCATCGGCTTTACCTTCGGCACCATGCTGGAGGCGGTGCTCGATTGCGTTGAGACACCGAAGACCACCTGGACCGTGCTCTCCGCCTCGAAAGCGCAGTCAGTGGAAGCGATTGAGACCGGCAACCGCCAGGTGGAGTTTCTGGAAGGGACGGCCGAGCTTTTCCAGAATGAGGACTGGTACGACGAGCTGGGGCGGATCGAAGGCATCCAGCAGCGCATCACGTTCCCCAACGGCGCGCGCATTATCGCGCTGCCCGCCAATCCCCGCACCGCGCGCGGTTATCCCGGCAACGCCATCCTGGATGAGTTTGCGCACCACGAAGAGAGCTACGCCATCTGGGCGGCCATCACGCGCCAGGTGGCGCTGGGGCACAAGGTTCGCGTACTCTCCACGCCGAACGGCGAGCAGGGCAAGTTCTACGACCTGTGCAAGGAACTGGGCCTCACAGACGGTGTTGAGCCTGAGTTCAACTTCCAAATGGTGAAGGGCTGGAGTGTCCACTGGATCGATGTCAACATGGCGATCGCGGACGGCTGCCCCATCAACATGCAGGAGATGCGGGACCTGATCAAAGACGATGACATCGTCAACCAGGAGTTCTACTGCGCGTTCCTGAAGTCCGGTGGCGCGTGGATCCCGCTGGAACTGATCCAGCGCGCGGAGAATGACGGGGCCACGGTGGACTGGCCGGGCGGCTACGTCGCGAGCAATCCGCTCTTCGGCGGCATCGACGTGGGCCGCACGTCGAACCGCACCACATTCTGGCTGAAAGAAAAAGTGGGTGACGTGCTGGTGACGCGTGTGGCCATGGCTCTGCACAACATGCCGTTCCCCGAGCAGGCGCGCAAGCTGGCGCCGCTGGTGAAGCTGACCCGCGTGACGGCGATCGACTCCACCGGCATGGGCATCGGGCTCTTCGACGATCTGAACGAGCTGGCGCCGGGGCATGTGATGGGCGTGAACTTCGCGGGCTCGAGCCGGGCGCGCGACGAGCAGAAGAAGAAGCATCCCGCGCTCTCTTCAGTGGCGGACGGCGCGGTGCGCCTGAAGGTCGACATCGCCATGAAGCTCAAAAAGAGTTTTGAGGAAGGCCGCGAGCGGATCCCGTACTCGCTGGACATCCGCACGGAGCTGCAGGCGGTGAAGCGCACTGCCACGGCCACCGGCGTCACTTTCGACGCGCCGCAGATCGCGATCGAGACCGGCGTTGCCGGCGGCAAGAAGCAGAAGGCATACGCGCACGCCGATCACTTCTGGGGCTGCGGCCTGGCCACCTACGCCGCGAACGCCAACGTGATCACGCTTGAAATCAGCCAGAATCCGGCGAGCGCCGGGATCTCTTCGCAAATTGGAGGATATTGAGATGGCAGACGAAGCCGTTGACAAGGCCGCGCCGCCGCTGCCGCCCAAGGGATCGCTGATCTCAGACCAGGCGCTCTACCTTACGCAGATCTCGCTTTACCGGAACACCATCGCATTTGGCGGCACGCGCAACCCGAGCACCGTGTGGCAGAGCATGACTTACAACCAGGCCACCACGATGGCGTACTACCGGGAGCTGGAGGAAAAGGACTCCGACGTTGCCAACTGCCTGGACTCGCTCAAGATGAGCGTCACCAAGCGTCAACGCAGCGTGGCACCCGCCAACGACAAAGATTCGCGGGCGGTGGACACGATGGAATTTATCGAAGCGCAACTTGCCGCGGTCGACTTTGACGCAGTGCTCGATTGCATTTTGGACGCAGCCGGCTACGGTTTCAGCGTGCAGGAGCTGATGTTCGACGTGAGCGCGGGACAGGCATCGCTCACGGGTATCGACGATTGTCCGCAGGAGCTTTTTCTTTTCGGCGATCGCTTCCGCCCCCAGGTTGGGCCGCTGCAGCTTCTCGAATCGCCCTGGGCGTCGAGCGGCGCCGAGGTTCCAGAAAACAAGTTCCTCATCACCACTTATCGCAAGCGCGGACGCGACCGCATGGGGCGGCCGCTGCTGAAGGAAGTGTTCTGGGATAGCTGGTTCAAGCGCAACGTGCTGCGCTTCTGGCTGAAGTTTGCGGAGAAGGGGCCGGGCACGGCCGTGGTGCGCTACGCCGACTCCAGCGACCCAGAACAGAAGCAGCTTGCCGCGGACCTGGCGCAATCGATCGTTGACGGAACCGCGGTGGGCGTGCCCGCAAATTTCCAGATCGAGCTGGAACTGCTGAAGACGGCGCGCGCGCAGGATCCGGCCGTCTATCAAAAGCTGAAGGAGCACCACCAGTATTCGATTGCGCGCCGCATCCTGGGTGAGACGTTGACCAGCTTCGGCAACGAAGGGGGAACGGGGTCAAAAGCGCAGGGCGACGTGCATGCCGACACTTTCGATTCTCGTTCCATGTCCCTATGCTCCGCGGTGGAGAAGGTAGTAAACCTGCAACTTGTGGCTCCGCTGGTGCTATGGAATTTTGGACCGGATGCGCCGATGCCCGTATGGTCGCTGGATAAGAAGCAGAAGCAGGATCTGCTGCAGCGCATCAACATTGACGCGACGGCGCAGCGCATGGGCAAGAAGATCCCGGTGGGCTACATGAACACGACGTACCAGATTCCGCTGGCGCAGGGTGAAGACGCCGAGGATCCGAACGACGTGCTGGTGCCGAACGCGGCCGCGCCTAACGTGGCCATCACGGACCAGGCGCGGGCCAGCTTCAGCGAGGGCAAGGACCAGGCCGCGGGCGAGCTGAAGCAGTTTGACGCGCTGTTTGCGGACCTTGCCGCCAAATCGCGGCGGGTGATGAAGGCGCGGATCGGCGAGCTGGCGGCCGAGGCGCGGCCGGCGGTGGTGAAGTAAATGGAATTGATCTATCACCAACCAGTCGGACAGAACAGGCCGAAGCGCGGCGACCTGGTCCAATCCAACGTTGGTGACAAGCGCGAGCGGACCTGGCTGGTGCTGACGACTCACGTTCTGCCGACGCGACGGTGCGACTTCATGGGAATTACAGCGCAGCGAACGCGGGTCTGGGCCGAACGATGGTGGGAACTGGATCCGGAGATTCGCACGGGTCTCTTCCGCAGCGCCGAGCGCGCCGGCGGTCAGCGTCTCCACGAATTCCGCAGATTCCCGCCGAAGCGTAGACCCACCTTTGAGCAGTACATGAGGAGCGGACTGCTGAAGACCGCTGAACGCTGCAATGGCTGATCTCGCGCACCCCGCTCAGTACCAGCTCGGCGAGCTGCTCGCCGCGCACCTGGCCGCGGCAGATGTGCTGGGCCGCGCACAGGTGGTGCGTACAGTCCACAAGCGTACCGGCCGCGCGATCGAGATCGGGCAGCGCACTTCGCGGATCCACTTCGGTGAGGCGGACGACGCCGGCGACGATTTCCCGATTGCCTTTAAGACCAGCCTGCCCAACGACGACATCGCCGCTTATCTGCGCAACCTGACGCCGGTGAGCCGGGAGGTGTTCGACGGGCTCACCGCCGCCTACCGCCGCGATGCGTTTACCCTGGCCGGCGTGGCAGATCAGCGATTGATTGCGAAGATCCACGAGGAGCTGGTGGAGCTGGCCCAGCGCGGCGGCACCGGCGAGGAGTTCAACGAGGCCGCGGATCAACTGCTTTCCGACGCCGGCGTGGAGAGCCTGAGCGCGTTTACGCTGGACACCGCATTCAACACGGCGATGCAGCGCGCCTTCAGCCGCGGCCGCTACGACCAGATGAAAGAGCCGTCTGTGATCGCAGTGCTGCCGATCTGGCAGTACTGGACGGTGGGTGACGATCGCGTGCGGCCGGAGCATCGCGTGCTGGACGGCTTTGCGGCGCACGCCGACGATCCAGTGTGGCTGAAGATCTATCCGCCCAACGGATTCAACTGCCGCTGCAGCGTGATTCCGATTCTGGAAAGCGACCTCAACCCGAAGGCGCTGGAAGAGGCGAAGACGCCGGGGTTGGCGCGGCTTCCGCTGCTCGCGATCCTGAAGGTTCCGCAGCCCGGATTTGGCAAGGTTTTCGCAGCGTAGGCGAACTTTACTCCCCGCTCACCGCACCCCGCGTCCCGCGCGTGAGACTCATCGCGTGGCATCCCTCACCAAGACGGTGGACGGCAAAGCGCTGCCGGCGGACAAGTTCGCCATGGTCGGCGATCCCGATGATGTTTCCACCTGGCATCTGCCTGTCGACGACGATCATATTCAGTCGGCGGTGGACAGGTTCGGGCAGGAGACGCACGGATCGGCCGAACAGAAATCCAAAGCCGCGCAGAAGATTGCCGCCGCCGCCAAGGCCAAGGGGATCGATACCAAGGCTTTTGAAGCGAAATATCTGAAGTCCACCGCGCATGCGGACTTCGGCGGCCAGTGGATCGAGATATTCAAGGCCGGAAAATACGCACCGCAGGGAGACTGGAATGGAACCGCTACCGCGAGCGATCTTCAACGTGTAGCCGCGAGCTACGATCCGGTGTTTCACGAAGCGCCGGCAGTGATCGGGCACCCCGCGGACAACATGCCCGCGTACGCGTGGACCGATCGGCTGAAGGTGGACGGCGACAAGCTGCTGGCCAAGTTCCGCGAAGTTGATCCGGAGTTTGAATCGGCGGTGCAGACGGGGCGATTCAAGAAGCGCAGCGCGTCGTTCTACCTGGACGGCGGCAAGCTGGCCGGGCTGCGGCACGTAGGTTTCCTCGGCGCCAAACCGCCCGAGGTGAAGGGCCTGAAAAATCTCACATTCGACGATCACGGCCAGAGCTTCGCAGTCGCGGAGTTCGGCGAGGAGGAAACCGTGGAGAAGTCTCTGAAGGAGCAGCTCGCCGAGCTTTTCGCTCCCATCCTTGGCGGCAAGAAGGACGCCGCCGCCAGCTTCAGCGAAACCGACGTGCAGGCGGCTGTGGTGAAGGCAATTGCGGACGCAACCAAGCCGCTGCAGGACCAGGTGACCACGCTGAAGAGCGACCTGGACAAGCAATCCGCCAGCTTTGCGGAGCGCGAGAAAAAGATTGCCGGCAGCGAGAGCGCGCAGCGCGCGGCCGCGGCCATCGCCGGGCTGAAGGAAAAGGGCCGCTGGATCCCCGCGTTCGACAAGCTGGGAGGCGCCGTGCTGTTTACCGCACTGGCCGAGAGCACCGTGACGGTCGAGTTTGGCGAGGCCGACAAGGACGGCAAGAAACCCACGGTGACGCCGCTGCAGGCGCTGGTGACCTTTATGGAGAGCCTGCCCAAGATTGTGCCGCCCGGACGCCTGGTGGAGATGGGCACGGCATCGGCGCGGCAAGCCAAGGGCACGGGCGATCCGTTTACCGACGCGATCAACGCCCGCGCCAAGGAAAAGAACATCAGCTTCTCCGAGGCCATGACGCAGGTGGCGGAAGAGAGCCCCGAGCTGTCCGCGTTTCCGCGGGCAGCCGGAGCGGCCTAAGTTCCATTGCCGCCCACGGCGACGTGAGCGGCCCGGCGGTGCGGCGCCGGGGAGAGATTGCCGGGAGCCGCATTCCCCGGCGCGACTTTTGAAGCCCAGGAGGGCGCAATGGCAAACATCTACGTTGAAGGCCAGGGACCGCAGGGACCGCAGAACAAGCTCTCCCTGGTTCCGGCAGACACGGCCGCGAACGGTTACACGCGCGGGCGGTGCGTGAACTTCGGCTCCGACAACCTGCATGCGGCGCTCGCGCTGGCAGCGGCCACGGCGTGCCTGGGCATCCTGGAAGAGGATGCCATCAGCACCAAGAATCCGGGCTCGGTCATCGTGCACGGGCCGGCGATCGCGCAGATCGGCGCCAGCATCTCCGCTGGGCAGCAGCTCACCACGGACGCCAACGCACGCCTGGTGCCGGCCACGGCGAATCAGCCGGTAGTTGCCGTCGCGCTCGAGGCGCAGACCTACGTCGCGGCGAACAGCTCCGGCGTAACGAGCTGCGCGCTGGTGTTCTTCTTCGGCATGCTCGGCTCTCTGGCCCAGGTGGCCAGCGACGCGGTGACGCATGCCGTTTCTTCGGGTGCGATCGCCATTGCGAACGGCGCTATCGGGCTGGGCAGCGCGGGGCCGCTGGCGATGACGCTGGACACGCCGACGCTGGCGCAGGACGGCACCGTCATCACCATCACAGCGGAAACGGCGCAGGCGCACACGGTGACCACATCCGCGAACAAGATCAACGGCGGCTCGCTGGTGCTCACGTTTGCGGCGCAGGGCGACACCGTGACGCTGGAGGCGACGGGGCAGATTTGGAACGTGCGCTCGCTTTCCGGTTCCGCGTCGGTGTTCGGCACGGTGACCACGGCGGCCGCGAACGCAGCCATTGCCGTGGCAAGCGCGCTGGTGAAGCTGAACGGCGCGGGCGCGCTGGCGATGACGCTGGCGAACCCCACGGTGGCCCAGGAGCGCACCAGGCTGATGATTGTGGCCACCACCGCGCACGCGCACACGGTGACCACGGCAGCGAACAAGATCAACGGCGCCGACGACACCGTGACGTACGCAGCAGTCGGGGACGCAATCCTCCTGGAAGCGCGCAACCAACAGTGGATCGTGCTGGCCACCATCGGCGCAACCCTGAGCGAGGTGTAGCAGGCGGCAGTTGGAATGGATTCAGCCCTGGGCCGCGCTAACGGCCCAGGCGCAACGCAAAAGCAGAAGGCGGCAATCAGCCGCGGAGGGTAGGTAAATGGGTGGATATGTTGGGTTGATGCCGGCGGGGACGCTGAACGTCGCCCTCTCGAACTTCGCCAAGGCGTATCGCGACCAGAAGCTCGTCGGCGATCTGATCTGCCCGCGCGTCCCGGTTGACCGGCAGAGCTTCCAGTACGTGATCTGGTCGCAGGACGATTTCCGCGTGCCGGATTCGACGTACCGCGCGCCGGGAACCGAGCCTAACTCGATCCGCAACAGCTACAGTACGGACACGTATTTTGCCCGTGCGCACGCTCTGCAGGGCGACATCCCGCTGGAGACCGAGGCTTACAGCCAGGGCCTGGGATTCAGCGCGCGGCAGAAGCTGACCGCCAGCCTCACCAAGCGGCTGAACCTGGCCCGCGAGGTGGAGATCGCCACCGCCGCGCTGAGCACCGGCAACTTCCCCAACGGGACCACGCTCTCCAGCTATTCGCTGTGGGACACCTACATCACCAGCTCGGCGAATGACGTCTCGAACCCGCTGACCGACGTGGAAAATGCCAAGGAAGCGCTGCGCCAGGTGGGCATCGCGGATGAGGAGATGCTCCTGATCCTGTCGAGCCCGGTGGTGAAGATCCTGGCGAACCATCCGAAGCTGATCGATCGCTTCAAGTACACCAACCCGCTCGGCTACATCAGCATCGACCAGATCTCGTCTGCGTTCGGTGTGAAGTGCGTGCGCGCCGGGGCGGTGCAGGTGAGCAAGAACAACGCCAAGACCTGGGTGTGGGGCAACCACGCATTCCTGGGCTACGCGCAGAGTTCGCCCAACATGGAAGATCTGAGCTGCATGAAGACCTTCTCCTGGACGGGCGAGGCGGACGGCGGCGTGCAGAACGGCCTGGTGGCTCCTGGCGCCGAGGGATTCGCGGTGCAGGAGTGGCCCGATGCGCAGCGGTCAAAGAAGACGGTGTGGCAGAGCGCCGAGTGGTACTACGACACCAAGGTAACGGCGACCGAGACCGGGTACCCGATTCTGAACGCGGTCTCCGGCGACACCATGGAGACGGTGGCAGGCGACACCGAGGGCTAAGCGCCCTGAGTCATTGAGCAGGTGGGCGCGTCAGAAGATGGCGCGCCCTTTTCACAGAGACGCGGTTCCGAATTCAGGAGGGAACGATGGCGAACAATAGCAGCACAAAGAATGCTCCGGAAGTTGCCGAGTACAAGGTGCTCGGGAAGCTGAAGCATGACGGCAAAGACTATCGCAAGGGAAGCAAGGTGAAGCTGACCGCTGACCAGGCCGCCGCACTGAAACCCTTCAACGTCATCGAGCCCGCGAAGTAGTTTGTCGCGGGGTCACCAATCGCACAGTCACCGATTCGAGAACAAATGGCGTACGCGGCACAATCCGACCTGGTCCCGCTCCGCATCACCGCCGCGGAGCTGACCCAGCTTTGCCTGGACGTGCCTTCCGGCAATCCGACGACGGACGCGGCCACGGTGGCCAGCGTTTGCGCGGCGGCTCTGGAAGAGGCGAGCGGCAAGGTGGACAGCTACTGCCGCGCGCGTTACGTGACGCCGCTGCAGGTGGGCGACGACGTGCGCGCCCTGACTCTCGACATCGCGGTGTATTTGCTCTTCAGCCGGCGGCGCAACGCGAAGATGACGGAGACCATCCGCCAGCGCTACGAGGACGCGATCGCGTTTTTGAAGGACATTGCCTCGGCGAAGGCTTCGCTCGATCAGCCGGCCGGCCAGGCGCAGCCGCAGGCCACGCTGGCCGGGCCTCAGATGTCCGATCGCGATCGCCATCTCCAGTTCAGCGAACGCAACATCGAGGGCTTCGTATGATCCGCATCGACGCCACTCGCGTGCGCAAGGCCCTGGCGCGCTACGCCTCGAATCTCCATCCCTCGAATCGCGCGCGGTTGATGCAGATCCTCGGCCTGGGGCAGCTCCGCAGCATCTACAAGACGTTTGCGGAGGAAGGCTCGCCGGCGGGAAGCTGGCCGGCCCTGGCACAGAGCACCATCAAGCGGATGAAGGGCAAAGCCGCCGGGCACAAGTTGCTGATCGGCCGCGGCACGCTGCGCAATTCCATCCGCGTGCAGTCGGACGAGACGCGCGCCATCATCGGCACGGGACTGATCTACGCGCCGGTGCACCAGTTCGGTTCGCGCGACCGCGGCGTGGGCATCGGCCCGAAGACGGAAAAGGAAGCCGGCGCGACGGTGAAGGTGAAGGCGCACAGCTACACGCTGCATCCTCATCTTGAAGGCAGGCAGCGATCGCTGCGCCTGGAAGGGCCAGCGCTGGAAGGCAAGCGCGCTCCCCGAATGCGCTACACGCTGACTGGCCCGCGCAACCTTTCGCGGCAGACGCTGAAGGAAGGCGGCCGGCGCGAGGCGCTGAAAGTGAATGTGGGCGCGCACCACCGGCACCAGAACATTCCGCCGCGGCCGTTTCTGGTGTTCCGTCCGGAGGATCCGCAGCGCATTGAGACCGAAGTACGGATCTGGAACGAGCAGCAGGCGGCCAGCGCCGGGCTGGAGGTGAAGTAATGCCTACCATGTTTCTGCCCGACGACGTGGAGACCGCGCTCTCCGATTTACTGAAGGCCCAGCTCACCGGCATTGAAACGTCGCCGATCGGCGAGGCCGATATCGACGACGATGACCAGCTTGTGCTGAAGATGCCTTGCGCGCGGCCGCGCTACGCCGCCAGCTCCTACGCCGAGTCAAATGACCTGACGCAAACCACTTACAACGCGGAGCACGCTTACGAGATCTGGTGCGCGGACGAGAACCTGACCAGCAAGGAAGCGCAGCGCCAGGCCGCGAAGGCAATTGTGCGCCAGGTGCTTCCCGTGCTGGCCGGCGCGCGGCTCACCATGCCGGACAACAGCGCCAGCAAGACCGCGCCTATCCGCCTGCTGGGAATCGATTCGATTGTGGGCGACGTGCTGGGAATGATTTATGTGGTGCGCGTTTCCGTGCCGGGTATCGCGCAGTTCTCGGGGGTGAACGCATGAGGAAGCAAAGCAAGATCGAGCGCCGCTCCGATTACGTGCGCATCCAGTTGACGCCCGAGGGCGAGGCCTTTGCCGCCGGCGCGCTGCGCGTGAGTAATCGCCACCTGGACTACATCTTCAAGCCAGGGGAAGTGCAGGAAGTGGTGGAGCGGTACGAGTGGACGCACGTCCTTGGCGGCATGAAGACGCCCGAGGGCGCGCCCATTTTCACGCTGGTGGACGACGAACCGGCCGCCGAAAAGGCGGCGAACGAAGTCAAGCAAGGGGGAGACGCCAATGGCGGGCTTTGAATCACAGAAAAAATCGGCACGGCTGCTTTACTACGCGCCCAACAAACAACCGTCGTACGGCACCGCCCTGGTCAATGGGAAGTTTGTCGCCGGCTGGCAGCAGCGGTTCGACGGCGCCGGCATCCTGGAACTGACGCCGACGAAGCGCACCGACAAGAACATGGCGAAGGGCACCGAGTTTGCCACCAACGAGCAGACCACGGGCTGGGACCTGAAGTTCGGGCACAAGTCCGACCTGGACGCGCGCCTGGCCGGCATGATCATGGCGTTCCTGCTGGGCTCGGACACCATTACCGGAGGCAGCGCGCCCTACACGCACAGCATGGCGTTTGAGGAGACCACCACGCAGGCGGTGGCCACCAGCATCTACATGGTGGACACGGCGGCGATTGAGCGCACGCTCATCGACATGGCAATCAGCGACGTGACGCTGACCATTCCCGCGCGCGGCCCGTGCACCATTGAAGTGAACTGGATGGGCACGGGGCACTGGACCAACGGCACGCAGGCCACGCCGCCGGCGCTGGACCAGCCCACCTACATCCTGGGCTCGGACTGCACCATGCAGCTCGGCCCGGTGGGCAGCCTGGCGTCCATGGTGGGCCGGCACATGACCACGACGTGGAAGTGGTCTACCGGCGTGGTGAATCACACCGCGCCCGGCGGGGGACTCTACGGGCTGTTCCCGCGGCTGGGACTGCGCAAGTTCAGCTTTGAATCGACCATCGCAGCCAAAGACACCGACGACATCTCCACGCTGCTTGAAGCGGACACGCTGTGCGGGCTGACCTGGGCCATCAACTCGGGCGCCCAGGCGCAGTTCAACATCACCGTGCCCAACTGCAGCCTGAAGGCGGCGAAGATGGGCTTTGACGGAAACATGACGGTGTGGCAGATCGAAAGCGACGAGACGCTGATGCTGGTGAGCGGCGGATCGCCGTTTACCGCGCAGGTGATCAACGGGGTGGCCAGCTACCTGGCGTCGTAAGAGCAGGGAACAGGGAACAGGGATCAGGGATCAAAAAAACAACGGAGGCAACAATGCACTACGGAAATGGTGAAGAAGCAAGAGTCGGCGACCTCGCCGTGTTTATGGAAAACGATGAACAGGTCGCGGGTCTTGTCAGCAAGCTGCTGCCGAGCTGCGGCTCAACCTGCAACCTTCAAATCATGCCGCTTGCACAACGGACCGGCACAGATGGCTCATGGTTCCCGATTGTGGGCCAGAGCGGCTGGTACAAAACAGCCAGCAGTGGATTTCCGCTGGTCCCCAAAGAGGGACAGCAGGCGACCGGCTGACACTTTCGCATGACCGGCGCGCGTCCGGTGACCTTGATGCGCGCCGCCTTTTTCCTGTAGCACCGGCTGCGTTCTACGGCGGCCGAGAGACCGGCGCTCACGCTCTGCGAGGCGGTCAAGATTCACGGAGTCCTTCACTCCGCCGGCAACACAAAATCCAACCGTGAAGGAATTTCCATGACTACATCCGCATCTCCGCTTATTAACCTGGCTGCCGGACGCACGATCGTGATCCAGCAAAAAGGCCACGCCTACACCTTTAAACTGCGCCGCATTGAGGAGAAGGACTGGCTGCGCTACTTCGCGGCCATCGTCTCCACATCAGAACAGAAGGGCCGCGAAGTGACGCGCGAGACCGACGCCACCAGCGCCGGCCTGGAACTGCTGGAGACCGTTCTTGAGAGCGTGGACGGCTACCGGCTACCGGCGGGCGTCTCCGGATTCAGCGAAGCGAGCGACCGAAGCTGGATCAGCCAGATCCCGATGGGGCATCGACTGGGCGTGCTGGATGTGCTGATGGACGTGCGCCTGGCGGAGGACGAGGATGACGAGCTGCCATTGACGCTGGGGACGGAAACGGTGGCGCTGGAAGTGCTGTGGACGGCGAACGCGGATGGCCACATGACGCGCGTGCGCACCGTGCACGAGTTCCGGCCGCCCAGCGCCGAGCAGACGCGCAGCTACATGCGCGAGAGCAGCCGAGCCCGCGTGGTGGGCGGGGCGCGCAGCGGCAAGACCATTTACACCGGCGCGCAGAAGTCGCTGTGCGGGATCTACGACGAGCTGATTGTGAGCGTGGCCGGCTACGCGATCAACGGCGAGGAACTGGGGCCGAACGCGGCGGCGGAGAAGATTGCGCAGTGGATGGACGCGCGGCACAAGGTGGCGGCGGCCTCGCGGCTGTTTGCCAGTGTGGAGACGGAGGGCTGATGAACCGCTTCAAAGGGTTGAATCACGACGCGAAGATCTGGCACAGCGCCAGCGGCCCGCTCAAAAGCCTCAAGGTGAAGCGGCCCGCCGGCATGAGCGGGCGGCAGTGGAAGAAGGCGAGAAAAACCGCTCGCCGACAAGAGGCTGTGCCCGCATGATCGACGTCACGCGCGACCAGGAAGGGCTGATCCAGGCAGTGCAGGAACTGCTGGAGGAGGAGTTTGCCTTCTCGCGCGTGCGGCGGATCTTTGACGCGGCGGAGGGCGAAGAGCGCGAGCACGCGCTGCGCAGCCTGCCGCCGCGCTTGCTTTCTCCGGGCTACTACCGCTGGGCCGCATACCTGTTGTGGCTGGAGCAGCGCACTGAATTTCTGAGCCGCCTGGACGCCGCGGAGATGGAAGGCCTGGTGGCGGTGAAGCGGGCGCGCGGCCAGTGGGAATCGCAGCATCCGGCGTGCCCCTGCGGCGCGCGCCAGGAGAGCCGCTTCCAATCGCACTGCATGAGCTGCGGGCTTACGTTCCACAAGCGGGAGGCTGCATGAGCGGCGCGTCCGGTTCCGATATCCAGATCTCCATCACCGTGGTGGACAAGAACGGCGTGGCCACGGTGCAGCAGCTAGAAAACGCTGTGAAGAGCCTGGGAGACGCCGGAGAGACGGGCGGCCAGCGCGCGGGCAACGGCATGAAAGCGATCGGCGGCCACGCGCTCACCTCGCTGGATAACGTGAGATTGCTCCGCGACGATCTGGGTATCCGTATCCCGCGCTCGATGGAGAGAGCAATTGCGCAAAGCCAACTGCTGAGCACGGCCATTGGCGGCATTGGAACGGGGTTGCTGGCCGTGGGCAGCGTGGAGATCTTCGCCCGGCTTGGCGAGGGCATTTACAACGCCTACGAAAAGTATGTGAGCCTGACGGCCGTGGCGCAGCAGTACAACGAGGAGCTGGCGAAAAAGAAGGACGAAGACTTCATCAATCCCCACACTATCGAGACGGCGATTCTGCGCCTCAACCAGGCGACGGAGTCAGCGCAAAAGCTCCATGACGTGGCTGTCTCAATGCGCGGTGACTTCTGGTCAGAGGTGGCCGCCGGCTTTGGCACGGGGGGACTACAGGGCGGAGTGTTGGCAGGCGCAACCAATCTGGTGGGATCGCATGGCCTGGAGGAATCGTCTGTAAACGCGCGCGGCCAGGCGGATGCGCTTGAAGAGAAGGACGCGGAGCTGCAGCAGCGCATGTTGCTCGGTCGCATCGACCTGCGGCACGCCGGCGACGCTGACCTGAAAGGCCTGGCGCAGATCAACGCGGAAGAACAGAAGCGGCTGCGGACCATTGAGCAGCAGGCTATATACGCCAGGGGACTTGATAGCGCAAAGGGCAATCCAGCGGCGCAGGACGCGATCGGCGCCGCCGAACACCAGCAGATGCAGATTGCCGAGGTGGAGGCGAACGCGAAACGCGCGGAGCTGGCCCGTAATGAGATTGGCGAGCTGGAGAAGCTGCGCGCGCAGGCGCTGCAGGCCGGACTGCAGGGCAACGCGCTTTACTACGCGCAGGAGCAGAGCGAGATCGACAGCGTCACGCGGAAGTTCCTTGACGGGCAGATGACGCGCGGCACAGCGATCAACGAGGTTTACGCCATCCAGGACCGCTTTTTTGGTGAAGCGCAGAAGCGCCAGGACGAGCTGGACGCGCAGACGCGGAAGATGGAGGCCGATGCAGCTACCGCTGGCCTCACCGGCATCGCGAGGATCCAGGCCGAAAATCAGGCGGCGCTGGCGGCGATTGACGAACGCGAGCGGAAGGAAGGAGCGGGATCCGAAACGGGCGCGCAAAAGAAGGACTTCGATCGCCAGCGCGCGGCCACCGGACAATCAGGCGCGCAGAAGCAGGCGGAGAGCGAGCGCCAGTACTACGAAGAGATGACCCAGATGATGGACGGGTTTGTTGGCCACAACCTGCAAGGGTACGCACAGATTGCGTTGGAGGCGCAAAAGGACGCGGAGCAGGTGGCGAAGAAGTGGGGCGAGACGTGGGGCCAGATGACCATGATGGATGCCGGCTACCTGGATTCGCTGGAAAACATGGCTGCGAATATTGGGCAGATTTACGCGCGCGCGGACCGGGACGTGGTGAAGGAACACCAGCAGACGATGGACGAGCTGCGCAAGGAAGAGGAGCTGGCGGCGCGCGACAGCCTGCCGCCGTGGGTTGCCGCGGAGCTGGGAATTAAACAGGAATTCGACGATCGGCTGCACAAGGCGAAAGAGATAGAAGATCAGCAGCTTGCATATGCGGGCGCGAACGCCGATTTGCGGTTCAAAATTGAGCAGGATTACAACGCGCGAGTGACCGCGGCGGCGGCGGTGGCGAACGCGCAGATGCAGCGCCAGATGGAGGAGACGCGGGACAAGCTGGCGTCGTCGCTGAACAGCTTCTTCCAGAACCCGGCGAAGTTTATTGAGAACCGCGCCATGGAAACCGCGTTCCAGTACATGGCGAACGGGATGATGCAGCTTTTCCAGGGGCACCAGGGGAACGCCGGCGTTGGCGTGCTGGGCTGGCTGTTCGGGATGAACGGGCAGGCGTCGACCTCGACCAATCCCGGCACGTTTGGGCACAGTCTTTTTTCGAGCGGCGGCGACACGACGGGGTTCAGCGCGTTCAGCGCGGGCTCGTCGACGCTGCAGACGGGCGCGCTGACTCTCCAGACCGCGTCTCAGACGCTGCTGCAGGCCGCACAGAGCATGATGACGCAGGGCGGCGGCGCCGGCGTGGCGGCGGATCTGGGGCTGCCGGGCTTTGGAGGAATCTCCTCCGGATCCACGTCGTCCGATCTGGGAAGCGCCGTGGGATCGGCGGCCGCGGGTGGAACGGGCGGCGGCGGCGGCATCAGCGACGCCGATATGGCACAACTGGCAGGCGACACCGGGCCAAACGCGAATGGCGGATTCAGCAGCGTGGGCGGCGGCTTGACCCAGGGCGCGGCGGCGGCCGGCGGCACCACCGGCAAGTGGATGGGCGTGGGCGGCGCTGCCGTGACGGGCGCGATGGGGCTTTACAGCGCGTATGAGAATTCAGACCCGGTGGGGGGAGCGATCAGCGGCGCCATGAGCGGCGCGGAGATTGGCACCGCGTTTGCGCCGGGAGTGGGGACGGTGATTGGCGCGCTGGCGGGGGGGGTGGCGGGGCTACTGGCGGGACTGTTTGGCGACAAGGGGAAAGGCGAAGCGCAGGACCTGGACTGGAAGACGATTCAGCCGGGCATTGCGAACGAGCTGCAGCAGTTCAACTCCGGGCAGACCGGATACAACCAGGCGGCGCAGTATCTGGACCAGCTTCAGGTGGAGTCGATTGCGCAGACCAACTCATGGGGCAGCGGCGCGCGGAGCTGGTACTCAGGACACATTCTGCCGGAGATTCAGGCGGCCCAGGCACAGCTTGCGCGGGAGGAAAAAGGCAACCGCAGCCTGGTGGGCCTGAGCGCGGCGCAATACCACACCGGCGGCATTGTGAACGACTTTGGCGACCTGGCTCTGAACTCCGCCGAAGGATTCATCCTGGCCAAGCGCGGCGAGACCATGATGACGGCGGCGGCCACCAGCAGCTACGCGCCCATGCTGCACGCGATGAACAACGGCGCGATAACGCCGGCGATGCTGCGCGGATCGCAGATGGTGCCGGCCGGCGCGGGCGCGGGCGGCGGCGCGCCGATTTACATAAGCGCATGGGATGCGCAGAGCGTGCAGCAATGGCTTGCGCGCGGCGGCGCTACGCAGATCCGCCAGGGCAGCAACATGGCCACGTCGCAATACGGCGGGAAGGGAGTGCGCTGATGCCGCAGACGGACATCATGAACCCGACGCCGCACCACCCGCTGAACCCGGACTATAGTTTCCAGCGCAAGCGGCCGGTGACGCACCTGAACCAGAAGGCGAAGCTGGGCGCGCCGTACTTCCGCAACCTGACGGACGTGGGCCACCAGTTTCTTTTGAATTGGATGGACCGGCCGGTGGAAGCCGCGGACGAGCTGAAGTGGTACTACGAGCAATATCGCGACGGCTACTTCACCTGGATTGATCACGAGGGCGGCGGCCGAAACTACGTGGGCCGCTTCAGCTCACCGGTGGAACCGCAGCCCACTGCGCACAATCACTGGTCCATCCAGATGGTGACCTTTGACGAAGTGCCGGGGGCCACCATGCTGCAGTATCCGAACCGCTGGGATAAGGACGCCATTTGGCAGTTGCTGGTGAGTGACTTTGGCGACGTGATGGTGGCCACGAACGGAAGCTGGACGCTGACTGCGAACGCAGCCGCGCTGAGCAAATACAACTGGGTGGGAGCCAACACCAACACCACGGACTGGGCCGCGTACCGTTACCTGGGCTACGGCTTTCAGTTCTGGGCTTACACCGGGCCGGCGATGGGAAAGGCCAACCTGGTGCTGGACGGAACGGTACTGACGACGATCGACTTTTATTCCGCCGGCAGCACGCAAAGGGTGATGCTGTGGCAGCAGCTCGCGGTGCCGCTGGGCGTGCACCTGGTGCAGCTTGTGGCCACCAACACCAAGAACGGCGCATCGAGCGCAAACACCGTGGCGTGGGACGCGCTGAAGGTGATGCGATGAACCTGCCTCCGGCTCCCAACGCGCCGAAGGCAACGCCCGCGGCGGGCTCACTGGCGGGGATTGTAGGCGCGGCCTCGGGCCAGGCACCGGTATTCCTGCTGGACGTGGTGCGCACCAACGGAGACAGTTTCCACTGGGCGGACGCGCCGTTTACCACCACACCTGTGCACACCGGCAACACTCCGGCGTGGGCGGCAGGGCTGCTGAATCCGCCGCCGATTTGGGATAACTACTACTTCCCCTGGCTGATGAACGCGGACGGATTCCACCTGTACCGGACCATGCAGGCCGACTCGGCGACCTTGGTTGTGCAGAATGTGACGGGTAACTCCCTGCAGCGCGACGTGGCCGGCCTGCTGCGCGGAGCTACATTCGAGGGCGCGCTGTTTGCCTTTCGTATCTTCCAGCCGGAGTCGCAGGAGGCCACATTTGAATATCATGGACGGCTGACCCTTGTAAGTGCGGGCGAAATGCAGTGCCAGTTCGGCACGGTGCCACTGTTCGACGAGGGGAACGTTGACGCGAACCCTTACGAGTACTCCGAGATGTGCCAATGGACTTACGCCCACCCAGGCTGTGACGACGCCACGAACAATCCCTGCCAGAACACCTACTCCACCTGCAGACAGACCAACCGCTTCCGCGGGGTGCTGAACACGTTCCAGGTAAATGTGGGCAACGGCGACACTTTGGCCCAGATACAGACGGCGGTGCCCAACCGCGCGAGGATGTTCTGATGCCGGCGCAGAACTTGACCACCGCGAACGTGGGTATTCCGATACCGCTGGCGTACGGGTTCAACCGGATCACCGGAAATCAGCTCGGCTTCATAACTAACCCGCCGTCGACGTCGACGCCGCCGTATCCGCCCATGGCCGGCAGTTTTCCGCTGATGCAGGTGGGCTTTTGGGCCGGCGGCGAGGGGGAGTGGGACGGCCCCGACTCGGTGTTTATCTTTAACAGCCGGATGCTGGCGTACTCATCGAACGGCACCTATATTCCGCCTGACCCAACGACGGGCACGATTCCCCCGGACGGCAGCTCCGACTACACGTCGCCGCTGGTGGGCACGCTGAATTTCTTCCACTTTCATCCGGGAGTTGATGCGGCGCTGAACGGGCACCCCGATAACGCGAAGCAGGGACTCGATTCACTGTGGGGCTGGTTCAAGGGCCTAGTAACTTCGCTGCGCTACACACGCACCGCTTACTGGGGAATAGGTTGGACGCCACAGATTGGCTCGAGCCCCGGCGCGATGACCCCCGTGCTGGACATGCGTTGCATGCGCTGCCGGATCTACGACGCGAGCGGCAACCAGATTGGGTACCAGTTCACGACTAATACCATTTGGCATGTTGTGGACATGTATCTGCGCCGGATAGTGAAGCCGGAATACCACATTGATGCGACCCTGGGGCCTGACCCTTTAACCGATGCGGAGCGGAATTGCTTCCGGTGGGACCTGATTGCGGCGGCCGCAGACGCATTCGATGCACTCGGTTTCAGCGGTTCCTACGCGTTTACGGCCGGCGGCAACGTATCTGCCGCGGTGGAACAGATGCTGCTGGTGTGCCGCGGTTACAGGCAGTTTCCCGCCGGCCAACTCGCGCTCTATGTGGATGGTCCGCGGGATCCGGTTTTCACCGTCGCCGGCGCGATGCTGCTGCCGAATTCATTCCAGGCAGACGAGTCGCTGGTGCACCAGAACCCTAACAGGTACATTGCCAACTGGCTGGAAACCAATTTGCCGGCCGTATGTGAGATTGCGACCATCTCGCGGAGTGGGAGCACCACCACAATCACGACCACCGGCCCGAATCCCTGCGCGGAGCATGACTTTATTGTTGTGGGCGGCGTTGAGGATGATCGCTTCGATTCAGGCTATTGGGTGCAGAGCGTGGACGACAGCGGGGTGATCACAGCGATCGGCGGATCCGCGCCTGACAGTACGTCTTCGGCTGGGGGGTTTATTGGCTATCTGGAGGCGCGTTTCTCCAAGCGGGCGGCTGAAGCACCGCCTCACCAGCAGCACCAGATGGCGATGGGCCAGGTGCTTCCTCCGAGCGCCGGCGGCAGCCGACTGAAGAGGGTAAAGGTCACTTACGATTACGCTAACTCGACATGGCAGCAGGCCATGCTGGTGCTCTTGTATGAGCGCTACCGGGACATCGGAGCGGACGTAGCCCCCTATCAGCCGCCGCAAAAGGTGCAATTAACTTTGTGGTCCGAGAGTGTAGATACGCCTGGAAATATCTTATGGAAGCGAGCTATCTGCGGAAATGTGATTACGCTGGACGAGACTGTCTTCCATGAGTTTGCCGGGTTATGGGAGATTGTTGAGGTTGAGCCGCATGGCTTGCAGGTGGATCCACTGCTGCAGGGCGGCGGCGAGATTCCCCAGCCGAGCGCGAATGCGGGCACGATCATTTTGACGCTGCAACAGTGGAATGCCGCGCGGTTCAGCGTGACCGCACCGGTGGCGACGGCGAGTTTCCAGGTTGTGCCTGGCTCCTTCTTATTTAGCGGCGCTGGGGGAACCAGTTGGGCTGTTACGGGCGGAACTGTGACCTTGACCTCTGCCAGCGGGCCGCCGTCAGGGACCTATGAGATCACGGTAACGTGGTCGGGCATTACGGGCACAGCACCTGCCGGCGGCTTGCTGGATTACGACGATGGGGGCGTGGCTGTGTATTCGAATCAGTTTCCGATCCAGGTGGTGATTTATGACCCCACCAGCGAGGGGGGGAATTGCGTCTCGGTTTACCCGAGCGGGAGCACGCCACCGGGAGGGTCCTCTGTGATCCTGACGGTGGCATCCCCGCCGGCTTTGGCGGCCAGCGCTTCCTACACCGTGTAGCTATATGGGGGAAGGGGATTGTTGTGGGGTTGTGTGCCTATGAAAAACCGTATATTTTCGGTTTGCGAGGAAATTACCGGAATTCTTTGTCGCTGCTTGCGACACGTAATTCCGGTAACCATCGACACGTAATTCCGGCAGCCACATGCGGCAGCGCGATCCCCGGCAAAATCTCTTAGTCTCGAATAATGGACCATCGAGGGGTGCGCGTCATCTTCATCCGCCACGGCGAAAGCACAACCAACGCGGGCGCCGTCTGCGAAGACGGTGCCCTCGTGGAGCTGACCGAGCGCGGCTGGCAGCAAGCGCGCGACCTTGCAGCCGGCTGGACCGAAACTCCGGACCTGATCGTCACATCTCCCTACACGCGCGCTCGCCAAACGGCCCAGCCCACC